AATGACATATCTAACTATATCACTGTAAAAAATCTATTCAAACGTGGTAGATTACGTCCTGACATTTTTCAAGACTTAACTTACTTTGAAAAATATAGTGTTGTTGGTGATGATAGACCAGATACTATTGCACAACAATATTATGATGACCCTACTTTAGATTGGTTAGTTCTATTAGCCAACAACATAACTAATGTGCAATCAGAGTGGCCTATTCCACAATCATCTCTAGATAATTTTTTACTAGAAAAATATGGAACATATGATAAATTATTTTCTGGTATTCATCACTATGAAACTGTGGAAATTAAGAATACAAAAGGTGCTGTCATACTCAAGGGTGGATTAGAAACTCCAAACACATGGAAAACTAATGGCAACTTCATTCAAGCTATCAATACAAAGATAACTCAAATATCTGGCACTGAATCTAAGATAGCCACTGTTACCATGAATAATGGTATCAAAGATTTGAAAGTAAGTGATGAAGTTCTAGTTCAAAATGTATCTACTGATGTTTACAATGGAAGATTCCCTGTTACTGAAGTGCTTGCTGTAGGTGATGTGGCAATCAGATTCAAATATATATTACCAGAAATTCCATCTGTTCAGAATCCTAGCATAGGTGGGACAGAGCAAGTTACCTTTACTGTCAAAGGTGAGGTTGGTACTGGCAATGCTCACTACTATGAGTTCTTTGACAATGGAACATACCATACAATTCCAGTAGCAAATGTTGTTAAACCAGTAACCAACTATGAATATGAATTAAAAATAGATGAAGATAAAAGAAATATATTTCTTCTAAAAAATACATATCTAAATGTGGTTCTTAATGATATGGATAAGATCATGCCATACAAGAAAGGTGCTGCCCAGTATGTGAGCAACACCTTAAAGAAAGGAGAGAATATTAGATTGTATACATGATCTACTTAAGTAGATTTATATATGCTGCTATGACCAAAAGGGTCAAGCAGAGTTGATTGTATCTCAAGAGTCAGCTAACTTTTGAAAGTAACTGAGTGCTTCATCTTCTTCATCAGAAGATGTTGATACTGGTGCAGCCACTGGAACTGGATCTTCAGCTTCAGATACTACCTCCTCATCTAGTCTAGGTGCTTGCTTTTGTATCTGCCCTAAGACAGTTTTCAAGCGTCTCTCCAAATCTTCATATGACTTAAACTGATCTGGTGCAGTGATAGCAGATAAAGAATACTGCTTCTTCCACAATGCCTCTAATGCATCATCATCATCTAGTAAAGGTGCTACCTTATCAAACTCTGACTTATCATAGTTCCAGAACCCATCCTTCTTCACAATCTTCAGCTTAAAGTTTGCACCCTGCCAAAAATCAAAAGGATTGATTGGAGTTTCATCATCAAACTCTGGTTGCATTGCTTCCAGAACCTTATCAAATATTTTCTTACCATACTTAAACAAGAATACTCTACCCTCATTCTCTGGATGAAGAGGATCTTTTACAACATAAACATTGGAGTAATAAGATAGCTTACGCTTCTGCTTACGTACTGTATCCTTATCAGCATCATTACCACTGTTCCATAACTGACGATTGTAGTCAGATACAGGATCTTTACCACCAGTAGTGGTTAAAGAGTTTTCAATATACCATCCACCTGGTCCTTGGAATGCATGTGAGTAGACCTTTACCCAAGGGAGTTCTTCTCCATCAGGTGCTGGAAGGAAACGAACAACTGCTGATCCAACACCAGTCTTGTCCAGTTCTGCTTTCCAGAATCTTTCATCTGCTCCACCAGAAGATGAGTTCATCTTCTCTACTTCTTTTACTAGTCTATCAGTAAGAGAACCCAGTTTGGATTGCTTTCTCAGTTTGTCAAAAGACATTTAGATTACCTCGTATTTGTTGAGATTTGGCCTGTGTGTAACCACTATACTTGATTCACCTTGCAGTGTCAAGTACAAGATCCTTGAGGATTTTTTTGTAGTGGAATACATCTATATTTAGGAAGGGAGAATACTTTTTTATTTTCATGCTAGTGCTTTTCCATACCACATCATCCATCTTCTTATCAAAGTTAACTCTATATCCTAGTATTCTATCATATATAACCATTGATTCTATTGATGTTCTACCTGCTAAATGACTTTTCAAAATGAGAGGATGTCCCTTTGAACAATCAAAAACATCATCAAATTTTTTATCCTCAAATAGATCAGTAGCCTCATTCTTAAAAACATAAGATAGAGATTGAATCTTCCTCTTCCACTCATTAAATATCTTCTCACCTGACTTCACTATGGTAGCCATGTAAACCATCTGTGGATCTTCTCCTGCCACAAAATTAGAAACAAAAAAATTAACAATGTCCTTATCAGGATATGCTCTCACCATTCTTTCAAACCAAAATCTATCCTTCCTTGCTGGTCTGTAGTCTTTATCTCCTTTCAATCCCTTTCCATAAAAACTTTCTTTAGTTGCTCTAATTCTTTGAGTTCTATTTTGTATGAAATCATATTTGTCACCTTTAGTAAAATGCGTCTTCAACGCAATGTAAGTCTTATAACATTCAAATGGCATCATTAAAATATAGGAAGTTTAGCTCTAGATGTTCTCTTTAAAAAATTAAGTTCCTGTGCTTCATACTTAATCTTTTCCTTTAATGGTTTAGGAATAAGTTTAGGCACTGATTCCAAATCAATACTGTTCTGATCACAAAAATGTATGATAGCATCAATGTAATTCATATGTTTATTAACTTGCACAAGAGTCTCTATCTCCTGTGCAAATCTAGATGGACAGAAGAACTTCTTCTCCAATACCTTTTCTAATTCATTGTCCATCAGATTCTTTCCCAGTGTGGTTAGATACAAACTCTTTAATATAACGAACTAGAAGTTTAATATAATCCTCTTTGTTCCTTTTGTCAAATACTTTTACTTCACCATTGGGAGTTACCATGATGGTGATAAGTTTAGTGACTGGTATGTCTGTCAATTCATAGTATGCAGCAGCATAGAACATCTCCTGCACAAAATAATTTTCCAACCACTTCTCAGGTTTAATTTTACTTGATGTCTTAAAATCTATGACTGCTAACTCACCTTCATACTCTGCTATACAATCAACTCTACCAGCAAGACCAAGGTATTCTGAATAGAGTGTCCTTTCTATAGCATGTATGTTATTTATCTTATCTAGATATGGTGTAGCATGATGGAACATGAACTTAGTAACTGGTGTAAATAAATCCCAGTCCATCTCATGATTCTCTAGATATCTTTGTGCTGCCTCATGATAGTCTGTTCCTCTAGCAGTAGCAGCTTTAGTTATCTTGTTAGCTTTATTATCTCCTACTCTCCTACGCCAATCCATAAAGATTTGTCTATTGTAGAAAGAAGTTACTGATGTGATAGATGGAACCCACTTACCACTTGGTAGTTGATACAATCTACAACCAGGAGTTTCTCTTTTGTCTAGTTCAAGATCACCTAAAAAATTACAATGGGTAAAACTCATAGATTCAATTCCAATTTTGAGAGTAGATATTCCTTACACAAACCTGACCTTACTATATCTTCTACACCAAACTCAATAATATCTACTGAGGGCATAATTCTTAGAATGTTCATGAAGTCATGAATACCATTCCTTTCATTCTGTTTGATCAAGTCAGTTTGAGTAGCGTCTCCACAGAACATAATCTTGGAGTCAGTTCCTATCCTTGTTATTATACTATCTAATTCATGAAAATTCAAGTTCTGAAACTCATCAACTATAATGATAGCTCTGTCTAGAGTTGTCCCTCTAATGAATGAGGTGCTCCAGAATCCAATAGTCTCCTGTGCCTTAAGATTACCATACAACATCTCAAAGTCTGCCTCACTAGGCATCTCAAACATATACTTAACCATATTCTTATATGGTATCTGATATAAGTAAGACTTATCTTCATGATCACCAGGCAAGAATCCAATCTCTCTGGTAGCAACAAGTGACCTTACAATGTAGATCTTGTCATAGGGTGTATGTGGATCTAATACATCACCTAGTGCATTGAATAAAGTGATGAAGGTTTTACCTGTACCTGCTGCACCATAAGCAACTAGATTTTTATTCTTAGCATAAGAATCAAATAAAGCTTTCTGATTTTCAGTTAAGGGTTCTACATCCCTCAACATATCAGCATTGATTGGTTTCTTCCTTTTCATCTGTTTGGATGTTAATCCAACACCAATAGGTTGGTCCCCATTCTTCTTTTTTCTTGGCATAATTAAGTAGAGAAAGGTTTGACAGTAGCACCAGGCATCTTGGATGCTTTTCTAAGAACTTCATTCCAACCTGGTTTCTTCTTAATCAACTTCTCTTGCCACTCACCTACTTCTCCTACGCTAGCACACCCCTGACTCCAGTCTTTATCCCAATCAGGGTTATCTTTTCTCCATCTATCATAAGCACTCATATTCATGGAAAGAGTTTGAGTCTCTCCAGTCTTTAGATTTTTCACAGGGTATGTTGGCATAGGTAAATTATTGTGTAGTTTTATTTAGACCCACTCAAGAGCTTGAGAGACACTTGGAAACTGTTCACAGAATATTCTTCTGCATTCTTCAGCAATTTTCATGTGTTCTTTCTGTGTTCCATGAGCAGATCTTAGATTGATGTAGTGTATCCACGACCTTACAGAACCAGTCATGTATAATTTTGTTGGTGTAGCAAGTGGTAAAACAAATCTAGCACACTCCTTTGCAACACCAGCATCAAGCATCTCTTTATATAATTTCATTCCATCTACAAAATGTCTTTGCATTTTAAGTTCAAAGTCCTGCACCACAAATCTATCTAAGTCATCAATAGAGTTCTGTCTGTTCTTGTCATCTTGTCTTCTTAACTCAGGTGTAGGAATAACCTCACCCAACATACTACTATCAGCATACCTTTGAGAAAACTCTTGATAAGTAAATGATCTATGCCTTAGTATCTGTGCTGCTAATCCTCTAGTAGTTTCAATCTCTAGAGTCATATGTGCCTGCTCAAAGACTGACCAATGACCGTGCTTTATGCAGTAACCTAGCAATCCAGCCACCTTTGGATTGTCTTGATTCTTTGGGTTGCTCACTCTTGCTACGTACCCCATTGTCTCCTCTGCCTTTGGGGTTACTGTCACTAATTTCACGTTCATGTTGTTTCTTTTCACGTTTCAGTTGTTTCTTAACCATCTTGGCATAGAAAATATCTTTCTTACTATACCAATCTGGATGCTCCTTTGCTAATTTTAAAAGTTTCTTTGCTGCTTTCTTGTCCTTCATTCATTCTAGTCTGAATACCCATCATCAAATACTTCATCATAGTCTGTGATATGGGTTGTGCTTTTGTATTTATATGCTGACACATCAGAATGCACTTCAGATTCTAGAGAATCTACTAGCAACTTAAGGTTCTTAACTATTAATTTAAGTCTTTCTTTATCCATTATCTTTTTTTAAAATAGTGATTTACTACTTCTAATTGATCATGATAACGTGCTATCTTATCCAACTCAACTTGTATTGCCTCAGTGATATCTGAGTGCTCACCAATACCCATTGGATGCTCTAGATAAACTTCAACATTTGCTTGATGTTTTGCTATCTCACCTTTTGCATGTGATTGAACTGCATTAAGCAATTGATCTCTCATGTGTAACATAAACTTATACCTTTTCTATAATTATAGAATAAAAAAGGGGGTATGTAAACCCCCCTTAATATTAACTGCAAGGTGTTGCCTTGCTCTTCACCTTAAGACCACGATACATAAGATCATGTCTTTGCTGGTGCTGATGCTCCTCTATGAGCATCTTTCTGTACTCTTCAGTGTCATACTGGACACCACGGTAAGTGACTTGTGCCATTGTGTTACTCCTAAAGTAATTGGATTTTTAG